TTAATAAGTGGAAATACGGAAGTGCCTTGATTTACCAGAAAAAATGACTGTTCCGATGATGGAACAATTGCCGTTTATTTTCAAATAGGGCTCGGGCCAGTTTGGATTAAGCGCCTTCAAAAATCTGCTCCCTCCATCCTCAATAAACCGTTTGAACGTTGTCTCGCCTGAATCCAGCAGAAGAGCAACGACATCATCCCCATGTACAGGTGCAATCTCAGGATCGACGAAGATAAGATCGCCTGGATTGTATTCCGTGATCATTGAATCGCCTATGACCCTCAATATGTAAGTCAATGGCCCGCAAGGAACCGGGCATGGGTAATTTTCTAATAAACTCACATCTACCTCGGAGTAGCCGATTTCAGTCCATGCCCCCGCCTGAACCCACGATATAACGGGTACTAATCGTATTTTTTGGTCTGTATCAATAACATTTTGGATTGGCGCAATGTTCGTTTTTTGATGTTCTTGATCTAACCAACCAGCAGGAAGAGAAAAACACTTTTCCATATACCGAGCTAAATCGTCGCCGATTTTCTTTGTGGGATTTTTACCAATAATGCGGCTGATCTGGGTCGGTTCACGATCAATCAGCGCAGCGAAGGAGGTGTTGCCTCCTGAGCTATCACGCAATTTTCTAGCGTTTTCACGCCTGATTTCATCATTAGTTTTCATTGGAGTATTAGATAATTTGTACCGTGAAGGTACAAGGTCCTTGTGGGTTCATTTTAAATGTGCATAATGTATCTAATAGATACATTATGCACTCATGTCAAGCTGCTTTTACTAAAGCTTAACGAGTGAAACTGACCGGCCGGGTGATTAGACAGCTTATTCATCCTCCAAATATCACTGATCAAAGGGGGAAGATTGTGAGACAAGCGAATAATAAAACTACGTCGCCCAATGGCTATGCCGATGGCACCGAGTGGTTCAGGGAAATCGCAAGGGGTTGTCATGAGCACTAAGCTTACCAGCTGGGTCTGGGACGGCTGCGCATCAGCGGGATTGAAATTATCTGAAGTGACAATTATGGCTCGCTTGGCTGATTTTTCCAATGATCACGGCATAAGTTGGCCCAGCGTCGAAACCATTGCTCGCCAGATTGGCGCGGGCTCCAGCACCGTGCGAACAGCCATCGCCAAACTTGAAAAACAAGGCTGGCTGACCCGCAGGCAGCGTAGATACGGTAATCGCAACGCTTCAAACCTCTATCAGCTGAATCTAGAGAAATTATTTACCGCCGCCGCCCCGCAGCAAATGGCGTTTGAACACTCAGAATCCGACGCCTCAAAATTTGCTGCTTCAAAATCGAGGGAAAACACTTCTTTTGACCCGTCAAGATCTGATGGGGATCCGTCAGTAAGATCAATAACTGATCCCTCAGATATAAACACCTTCGGGCAACCGGCTACGGCGCAATCCCTTGATGTCATACGGCCCAAAGAACAGGCGATGACAGCTCCGGCCGTCATCGTACTCGAACACTTGAACAAACTCACCGGCGCCCGTTATACCCAAGCAAAATCCACGCTACAGAATATTAGCGCTCGGTTTACTGAGGGTAATACCGTTGATGAATTGAAATTGGTTGTTGATTACCTTGTGACGCGTTGGTTGGGTACCGAGTGGGCTAAGTTTCTCAATCCGGAAACGATGTTCAGAACGTCTAAATTCAGCGGCAATCTGCTAGCTGCCCAGGCTTGGCATAATGAAGGCCGCAAATTTCGTTCCCCGATAACCAGCGCATCCGATTGCTCTGAACGGGAAGACGCCTTCAAGCGTTATCTGCGATTGGCGGCGCCTGGCGAGAATGGTCCGAAGACTGACTTTGAGCGCCTGGTCCGTAAAGAGGCGGATAGCGCAGGCGTTAAAACCATGCGGGATAGTTTTGGGAAAACGGCTTGGAACAAAATCTGGGTCATGCATAGTCAGCGATCAAGGGGGGAAACAGATGCGTAATATTCAATTAGTGCTTGAACGTTGGGGAATCTGGGCGAGGGATAATTCCGGTCTTGATTACTCGCATATTGCTGCCGGTTTTAAAGGGTTATTACCCAGATCGGCCAGCAAATTCGAGTCATGTTGCGATGATGACGGATTGATCATCGATACCGCTGTTGGGTGCTTACGGAAGGTTAGGCAACCTGAGGAACTCAATCTGATACTCATGCATTATGTTTACGGGCAATCAAAATCCGCTATAGCCAGGCGTAGGAAATGCAGTGAAAGAGAAATTCGTCGACAGTTGCAAGTCGCTGAAGGTTTCATTGAGGGCTGTTTGGCCATGACTGATGCGAGCCTGGAAATGGACCCTTATGTGCAAAAAACAATTATTTTAGAAAAACCGAAAAAAACACTATCTCGGCCCGAAAAATTAGAGGTAATGTGGTAACACTGGTTACAACGTACAATACTTGAATGCATAAATACCGCGTTTCATGGCCATCGCCAATAAATAACGCGCACTTTCTCCTGGTTGATAAAATACGCTGCTACCGGTCAGCAAAAGTTTTAACCTAGAGAGAAAATTACGGCGTAACAATCGAAAAAAATTATAAAGGCTGCCTTCAGGCGGCCTTTTTCTTTTTCGTCTCCTCGTCAAATCTGACGCTCACAATATCCTTTACACGCGCCTACGACGTGGAGACGAACCCTCTATCACAATACACCTGCATTTCCGAGGTGGAGTATGAAACTGATGAATGACAAATCAGATATCGCAATGCACGGCGGGGCGTTAGCCATGTTGCTTTCTAGCCTGATGGGACTGTCGACGATGGAATTGATTTATATATTTATGGCAGTAATTGGCGCGATTATTTCATTGCTCGGATATGTCGATAAACGTAAGACGGAAACACTTAATCGGAAACTGGCGCAAGAACGTCTGATATTTGATCAGCAACGGACTAAAGCGATCGTCGATTTTTTAAATGGCTCGCCAATGCATGATGTCAGTCAGGCTGGTGAAATTGTGCAGAAAGTTAATCGGGTCTTAGTCGAGACTGAGCAGGACGGAAATGGCAATGTCACCGCAACTGAGGAATAAAATAGTATCGGCCGCGGCGGGCGGGGCAATGGCTATCACGGTTGCCTACCTTCCCGGACCCTATGGGGTGGAAGGAACTGAACATACTGCCTATCGCGATGTGGCGGGAGTATGGACCGTCTGTGATGGTCATACCGGCAAAGATGTGATCCCGGGGAAATATTATTCCGATGAAGAATGCGGCGCATTACTCGAGCATGATTTAGCGCCGGTTAAGAAAATAGTCGATTCCACTGTAAAAGTGCCTATGGACAATTACACCCGAGCCGCACTCTATTCATTTGCTTTTAATGTAGGAATCACCGCCTACAAAAATTCATCTTTATTGCGCCATATTAATTCCGGCAATATATCCCAGGCATGTAACGATCTGCGTCAGTGGGTGAGGGTTAATGGCCAACGCAACAAGGGATTGATTAATCGTCGAGAAATCGATAGGCAACTGTGTTTTATGGGTCAGCAAACATGATTAACAAATTCGCAATTATGGTGACGTTACTTCTCGCTTTGCTTATTTCAGTGCTGATGTGGGTCGCCTTTCATTATTATGGAAAAACCGCAGCGTCCGCTGTGACTTTGTCGCAAATGCAAAGCGATACTGCGTTGCAAACCACAGAAATAGCTAAACAGTCTTTCGACTTTCAAAAATTTAACGATATTACTGCCGCAGCGCTGCAAAACGACAAGCAGAATGCCGCTACTGTCGAGGTAAAACAAATTGAGTATCGCACCCTTCTTAAAAAAGAGCCGACCTGCGCTCTTGATGTTCCTACCGCTGTTTCTGACGGCCTGTACAACTACGCGAACCGTTTACGTGCCAGCGCCCTCGACGCCAATACCCTCGGAACTCACAGCGCCCCTATTAACGCCACTGCCTCCGGCGCCCTGACATATTGCCAAGCAGTGTTATGGATAATGCCTTTATTGGCTACGATTGATACGGCGAATAACCATTTGGCGAGCATTCGGCAAATCGAGGCGCAAAAATGATTAACCATTTTTTAGCATGGCTCAATGCCATCTATATCAAACCTGCCCAAGTTACTACCGGGGCGACCATTGATACTGAACCGAAAATCGAAACAATAAAGGAAATAAATGTGAGCGATATTACCGCATCAGCAATCCAACCCTCAGTCACCGCCGCGCCTTCAATTGAGCCAGTCCCCATCCCGGTGGTACCGGCTACGCTGTCTCCTTTGGACATGGCCAAAGCGGAATTCGATAAATTCGTCGCTTTCGTTGAGCACGGCATTGAAGTTTTTGGCGCAGAGGCTGAAGCCGATCTCGTCGCGCTCAAAGAAAAATATCGTTAATTAGGCTAACGGCACGTCTAAGCGCCGATTGCAATTCGAGGGTCATCATGGGCATGGATTGGGATATCACTTTGCTGGCTCAGCTGCAGGACATTTTTGGGGAGCCGGTAAATTACAGGCCTGCCATGGGTGCGGCATACGATATTACCGGCATATTTGATCGGGGTAATATCGAGCGAACTCAATTTATTGATGAAGGCCCTGTAATCAGCCCCCACCATCCTGTTTTGAGGGCGCGCGCCTTGGCATTCAGGACCCAGCCCAATAATGGCGACCGGCTATTTATCTATAGGTTACACACACTATTTGTGATCAATCATGTCCAGCCAGATATCCATGGTGGAAGTATTCTTATTTTGAATGAGGTAAGCACGCTATGAATGCGATCACGTTGATAGAATTAGTGGTTACCGCGCTTATGGGTAAAACAAATGCCGGGAATAATGTTTTTTCGCCCCTGAGTTGGTCTACTTTCGCCAATACCTATCCCGCCATATTGGTTCAAACCATCTATGACGAAAAACACTCTCTCGGCCCAAATGCGCCACAATTCACGACGACGACGACGGTATTAATTGCTGTTCAGATGCAACAACCGGCCGGCACTACATCCACGACCAGTGCCTCATCCACAACCAGCACCACCGGCGCGACGAGTACAGTCAATGAAGGCGCCATCACGGCACAACCTGCTTTAGAAGCAATCCGTGAACAGGCCGAGCAGGCGGTGATCAATAGTTATGATCTGACTCGGCAAATACAGCAATTTAAATCCATTCGTTCACGGATGGATCTCAGCACCTGCAGCGCAGGGCAAATCGTCCAACTTTTTATGGAAATGGATATTGAATATTACCAGGGACCGGAAGATTTTTATCCCGTAGCGTCCGTTCCTCTTGCCGGTATCGATACCACTATCGTTATGCCTGCCAACACCACTGAACCCGTGGTCACTATCAATCTGCCTCAATAATTTGGAGTAACCCATGTTTGTGAAACCCAATGCCGGGCGCGCGGTGCGCGACCCGGTGAAGGGCATTCTATTGCCCATTTCCGGCGCCGAAGTGCCGGACAATACCTTTTGGCGCAGGCGACTGCGTGACGCGGATGTGTCTTTATCGGCCGCCGCGACACCGGCCGCAGTCCCGAATACTGTGAAAACCACTCAGACGACCGCAACCGATACGGCAGCGGAGGACACTAAATAATGACAATCTCGTTCAGTAATATTCCCGGCAATTTGCGCACACCGCTGTTTTTTGCCGAGTTCGATAATTCACAAGCCAATACGGCTACCGCCACCCAGCGAACATTAATCCTCGGCCAGATGACGGTGGCTACGCCTATCAGCGAAAATACGCCAATCATCGAATCCTCCGCATCAACGGTGGCCGGGGTGTTTGGCGCCGGCTCTATGTTGCATAACCTGATGACGGCTTATCTCGCGAATGATTCCTCAGCGGAAATCTATCTACTGCCGCTGGTGGATGGGAGTGCGATGGTCGCAGCGGAAGGCACGTTGACCATCACCAGCGCCGCCACTGACACTGGCGTTATTTCATTGTATGTCGCCGGCACGCGCGTCCAAATATCCGTGGTGGCTACCGATACTATCGCTGATATCGCCACCGCCCTGGCGGCTGCGATCAATGGAACATCCTCGCTGCCGGTGACCGCTGTCGCCGTTGCCGGCGCGGTGACATTGACGGCGAAAAACAAAGGCGCGCATGGCAATGATATCGATCTGCGGTTGAACTATTTAGGCAGCGCGGGTGGTGAGCAAACACCGGCCGGGTTAGCTCTGACTATCTCACCGATGAGCGCCGGCGCCGGCGCGCCAGACCTCACTGACGCTCTGGCCAATCTGGGTGACCAGACATTCGATTTTATCGTCAACCCCTACACGGATACGACTTCCCTGGATGCGGTTAAGGCCTTTTTGTCGGACGGCACCGGTCGCTGGAGTTATGCCTCGCAGCTTTACGGCCACTCTCTGGGCGTGTTGGCCGGTACCCTTGGTCAACTGACCGCCGCAGGCGAGGCGCGGAACGATCAGCATGCCTCGCTGGTGGGTATTTATGACTCGCCGACACCGGCATATATCTGGTCGGCGGCCGTTTATGGCGCGATTGCCGGCAGTCTGCGGAATGACCCCGGCCGTCCATTGCAAACGTTGACGGTAAGCGGCGTCCTGGCACCGCCGTTGGCATCGCGCTTTACCCTGACCGAACGCAATAACCTGCTGTATAGCGGGATTTCCACCGTTACCGTGGCCGATGACGGCTCGGTGCAAATCGAGAATGTCATCACCACTTACCAAACCAACGCTTACGGCAATGCCGATGACAGTTATCTGCAAGTTGAAACCCTGTTTTTGCTGATGTACGTCACCCGCTATATCCGCACACAGATTACCTCAAAGTTTGCCCGGATGAAGTTGGCCGCTGACGGCACCCGGTTTGCCGCCGGATCGGCGATTGTGACGCCGAATACCATTCGCGCCGAGCTTATTGCCCAATACACCGCCCTGGAAAATGGCGGCTATGTACAAGACTCCACCGCCTTCGCCTCCGGGCTGGTCGTTGAACAGAACGCAACCAATCCTAACCGGGTGGACGTTCTTTGGGATGGCACGTTAATCAACCAGTTGCGCATCTTTGCGTTGCTTAATCAGTTCCGCCTGCAACCGGCGGCTTAAAAGGAAATCATTTATATGGGTGATACAACTAATCGTCTCGCCGGTACCGCATATGTGACCTGCGACGGCATCACTGTGATGGTGGCGGGGCAATTCAAATACAGCCCTTCCATTACTAAACGGGAAACGCTCACTGGCATGGATGGGGTACATGGTTATCGGGAAACGCCGAATGCGCCGTATATCGCCTGTCAGTTGCGCGATAGCGGCGGTACGACCGTGGCGGACTTCAACAATCAGACCAATGTCACCGTCGTCGCCGAGTTGGCCAACGGCAAAACCATCATCGGGTCGGGCATGTGGTCGGTGAATACCCAGGAAGTGAATTCCACTGACGCGACGCTCGATATCCGCTGGGAAGGCGGTTCGGTAACGGAGAACTGATATGGCGGAACAAGAAAGAAGTAAAACCTTCCCGCTGGTGAAACCGATTTCGGACAACAGCGGCAAGCAGACCTGGGAGGCCATTGATCTCAGCGAACCAACATTACTCCAAGTTCAGCAGTTTTATGATGAACAGGCCAAAGCGGGGGCATTGAGCGCCATGGGGTTATTAATTGCCCTGTTGTCCGCAGTGCCGCGTGAAGTGATTAAAAAGATGGCCTTTACCGACTACAAATCCTGTGAGGAGTATTTGCTGGGTTTTTTGAACTACTCCCCGACAACGGACAATGGCGGGAACTGATTGCCGACGTGGCATTTTATTATCGCTGGGGGCCCAGGGAAACCTGGTCCCTATCATGGAGCGAATTATGCTGGTGGGCAGAACAGGCGGAGCGAATCAACCGGATAAGGGGGCTAAGTGACTAAGTCATTTGATTTTGAGCTGGAAGAGAATGATCAGGTAATTGCTTCGCTCCAGCGAATACAAGCAGCGATACAAAACCTGCAAATCTCTTTGGATCAGATCCGAATTGGGTTGCAACTGGTTGGACAGTCATCGATAACCGGTTTTGCGGCGTTAGGTGAAAAATCACAGGGGGTAGCGAAAAATGCCCAGGGCGATAAGCAATCTATCGATAAATCTATCCCACCACTGAATACACTGACCGAACTGAACGTGGGGTTAAACGGTTTGGCCAACGTCATTGAACGGGTGAAAAAGGGGGTGGTGAATTTTGCGGAAAAAGGAGAGCGCATAATAAGCAATGGTAAAAATATGGATAAGCCTACGGAGGCGGTTGCAAAAAATACCGAGTCTATAAAGGAAAATAGTGCTGCTCGCGGCGATACTAAAAATATCAAAACATCACTCATTCAACATATTTCCAATACAACCCAAGATTATGAAAATAAATTTAACAGATTATTACCATCTCAAGTAATAATGTTGCATAACAAAAATAAGGTTGGCTCGGGTAATAATCCACAGGTAGACAATATACTTAAACGGCTGATGTCATTACCGCCAGTCTTACAGAATATATTAGGTAATGGAACTAATTTATTTCTTGATACGCCGAATAATCTTCACCAAGCTAGTAATGAAGTTCCATATATGTTAGATCGTAGTCAGCATGACAGACTGGCTAGAATTTCTCGGAATGTAAGAGGTCCTGACGAGAAGCAGCCACAGTCTAAGCAGGCTGTGGTTAATCAGTTCGACTTGAATATAGCGAAAAAGGCAGGTTTGGATGAATTGAAGGCAAAAAAACCTATCCAGAACGAGTCCTATAACGTCGTACAGCTTGCACAAAATACAAAAAAGGTTAGTGGGGAAAAGCAAAGAGCAGTCTATATTCCATCAGACGAAAAAGCTCGTAGGGCTCAATATCTGGCGCATTTAGATACACAATATATTTTACCGCCGGGTAGCATGGATCTCGATTATCTTTTAGAGTCGTCTAGAGGAATCTACCTGCGTTCTCCCGCAGGAGCGGAAGGGCCTTTTCAATTTATGCCGAGTTCAGGAAAGGAATATAATTTAATTACTCAAGCAGATAGAATGGATTTTTATAAATCAGCGGACGCCGCTGCACAGAAACTTTCAGATAATTTGAAAACTTTCCATGGTAATGTCCCCCAGGCCTTCGCGGCTTATAATGCCGGGGCTTCTAGGTACAAAAAAAGGAATGACAAGAAAGCTGAGCCATTAAGCCAAGAAACACTGAATTATGAGAAGGCAGCGAAGCAAAGATTAACAAATTATTGGCCAGTTGGTGATAGGCCTTGGTATGCAAAAAAAACATCAGAAGAGGCTTCTACGCATAGAAAAAAATCTGTCAAGAGGCCAACTCCGATTAAGGAACCAGCTAATATTAACGCGCCAAAATTAGGAAGCGCTTTAAATTCTCCTGACTCATCAACGGGCAAAACTGATATTACTGCCATGAATAATAACTCAATGCAAATTGAACTTACCCTAATCAATAGCCAAACAGGTAAACGAAACGTTATCACAGCCACCGGTCCAAAAGTGACTGCCGCAATGTCCTATGCTTAAATCGTCCGCAAACATTTAGCACCGATCGGTTGTGAGGAAGCTCTCGGATTCACGAATGCCGCCCAACGCTTTTGCAGCTTCCGTTATAGAAATATCACCAAGATACTCGCGCAATACAATTTTTAACCCGCAGGCGGATTATCGCTGCTATGGGGTAAACTATGTCCATATTAAGTCAAAAATTATCCGTTATCCTGGGCGGTTCCAGCGAAAGTTGGAACTGGTCTGAACATCTCCACCCGGCTTCATTTCGCGGCGTGCCTTTTGCCGTTGAAACAGGCGAGGGAACCTTTGGCCGGCGCCAGGCGGTTCATGAATATCCCTATCGTGATACTGCGATGATTGAGGATATTGGCCGTTCTGTTCGAAAATTAACGCTGCACGGCTTTATCGTGCAGGACAGCCTGCTGTATAGCGCTTCGGATGTGATGACGCAACGGGATTTGCTGGTGGCGGCATGTGAAACCCTTGGCCCCGGAACATTGGTTCATCCAACGCTCGGCGAGCTGACGGTCAGCATACCCGATGGCGGCTTGCAAATAAGCGAGAGCATCGCCGGGCGCGTATTTGAATTTACCCTGACTGTCATTGAGTCGGGACTGAAAGTATTCGCCATTACCAGTAGTGTCAGCGCCGTTTCAACAGTTAATACCTCCTGGCTTTCGCTGGCGGCCAAAACCGCCGCCACGTTTATTTCTGAAGTCAGCGGGGATCTACGAACCGTCACCCAGGCGCTTAGAATTCTGAACGGCAATGGCGGGTTTTGGACCGCAATGGTGGACAATGTTGCTGACCAGGCGACGAATTTAAGCAATACGCTTAAATCCACCTTTGGCAGTACCCGTTATGGCCGCTATAACGATGGCACTGTCGGCGGCAGTGTCTCCGGTAGCGTCTCCAGTACTGATGGCAGCATCAGCAATACGGCCGACACGACGGACTATGAGGCTCTGGTAGCCCAGAAAATCGCTGCATCGGTTGAAAACCGCGCCACGATTGATACGGCGACAGTGACGCTACTGGCTTCGACCTCTGTGGCGGATTTTTCGGATAATGTTCAGGCGGCGGTGAGTGCTATCAATAACAGTATACCGAGCCAAAGCGATTTAATCCTGGTATGGGAAACGCTCGCCGGTTTCAGCGATACCACCTACCGTCCTGATATCAGCGACAGTGAGATTACCGCCGCCGCTCAATATTATTTTATTACGCTGGCCGCCGGCGCCATGGCCAATGTCGCCGCGCAATATACGCCATCCAGTTACGATGATGCGATGAACGTGCTGACACGGGTGATCACGGTTATTGATACTGTGACAAGGACCATTGCCGATGCGGGTTATGACGAAGTTTATGGTGAATTGCAGGTGTTGCGTGAAACCGTGGTTGCCACCTTGCAAAACGCGGGCGCAAATTTAGCGCCCATAAAAACCGTCAGTTTTAATACTGCGCTGCCCGCTTTATATCTGGCCAATCGTTTGTATCAGGATGCCGCCCGCGCCGAAGCGCTAGTCAAAATGGCCGATCCGGTTCACCCGGCATTTATGCCATCCACCTTCAAGGCGCTGTCCTCATGAGCGACGAACTGACCCTTACCATTAACAACAAAATCATCACCGGCTGGGACCAGTTGCGCGTGACACGCAGTATCGAGAAATTGCCCAGTGATTTTGATTTGTCGCTCATGGACTATTATCCCGGCAGCGATGAACAACAATTGGTGACGCCTGGCGATCCCTGTGTGGTCAAGATTGGCGCCGATGTGGTGTTAACCGGTTATATCGATAGATGGATGCCGAAGATTGCGAGTTCACGCCATGAAGTGCAGACCAGCGGGCGTGGCCAATGCGAGGATCTGGTGGATTGTTCCGCCATATGGCCCAACAGCGTCATCAGCAACGTGACGGCATTGCAACTAGCTCAGCGTCTGGCGGCGACCTATGGGATTACGGTGTCTTCAGATGTCACCGGAATGACGACCGTTCCGCAATTCACTCTCAATTGGGGCGAGTCATCGCAGGAAATTATCGACCGCGTCTGCCGCTGGGCCGGATTGCTGTATTACGACCTGCCGGACGGCAGTTTGTATCTCACCCGGGTTGGCACCCGGCAAGCGGCCAGCGGCGTGGCGCAAGGGATCAACATTCAAGAAGCAGAGTTTGAATCATCCATGGATGAGCGTTTTTCTCATTATACCGGCGTGTCATTATCGGTGAATTCCGCGACGCAACTGCCGCCAAATTCCGGCTATGGCTCAATGATACTGGCCGCCGCGACCGATCCGGAAGCGGCAACCATGCGTACGCGTAATCATATCGTGATAGTGGAAAGCACCATGAATGTTCCAGCTAAAGCGCGGGATTGCCTCAACTGGGAAATGAACCGGCGTTATGGCCGGTCAAAAAAATTGCAGGTGACGGTGGATAGCTGGCGCGACAGCGCCAATCAATTGTGGGCCCCTAATACCTTGATACCCATCACCATTCCGGTTTTCGGACTGCAAAATGCGCTCTGGTTGCTGTCAGAGGTCACTTTTCTCAAAAATGATCAAGGCACTACCGCCCACATGGTCCTGATGCCGCCTGAGTCATTTATCGTAAAACCCTATCAGTCTTATCAATAATCCCCGGAGATATCAGGATGACAGACGTAAGCGGCCAGCTATCCCGGCTGTACCGGCAGGTCAGAATGTTGCTGGGCATTGGCCGGGTGACATCGATGACGGATACCGGTGTGACGCAAATGATTCAATACCAAACGCCGATGGAAGTCCGCGACAATACCGTACGGTTGGCGGAATTCGGCTTTTCTTCAGGACTACCGGCCGGTACCGATGTGATTATCGGCTTTTTAGGCGGGGATCGGTCAAATGCGGTGATCATTGCTTCAAATCACCAGAGTTATCGGCCTACCGGGTTAAATCCGGGCGAAACCCTGCTGTATTCACAATGGGGACAAACCATAAAACTGATGCAGTCCGGTATCGTCATCAATGCCAATAATCAACCGGTCACGGTTAACAATGCGACCACCGTGATCATCAACGCCGCCACCGGCGTGCAGATGAATACGCCGGTGCTCAAGGTGTCCGGCGACATTATCGACAATGCCAACGGCGGCAATACCGCGACGCTGAAAAATCTGCGTGATGCTTATAACCAGCACAATCACCAGGTGCAAAACGTACAAACCGGCGGTTCAACGGTGATTAGCCAACCGCCTGGGGGGCAATTGCAATGACCGATATCACAACGATCTGGAATGGCGGGCAATCGTTAGGCGATTGGCAGCCCGGGTTGGGCGATTTAATCAGCGGTAATGATTTGGAGACGGCTATTTTGATCAGCCTCTTTACCGATCGGTTGGCCCGAAATGACGATGATTACGACGGCAATGATCGCCGAGGCTGGTGGGGTGATACCGGCTCGGATTATCAAATAGGTTCACGCTTGTGGCTGTTGAAACGCCAGAAGTTGACCGCGGCCATTGCGGGCAAAGCGGAAGATTATGCCACCGAGGCCTTGCAGTGGCTGATCGATGACGGCGTGGTCAGCAGCATCCAGATTACGACCCAGATCGTCTATCCGAACCGGCTGTATATGCAGCTTGTTTTCTTTAAACCGAACGGAGATTCGTCGTCGTTCAAATATTCCTGGGCCTGGGAGTAATATATGCCATTCAATCGACCGACATTGACCGAATTACGCCAGCGAAATGCGGCGTTTATTCAGTCGGAATTAAAAAACATCGGCGCCTTGCTGCGGTTTTCCAATTTGGGCGTTCTGGGGGATGCCGACGCGGGATTAACGTATTTGCATTACGGTTATCTTGACTGGATTGCGCAGCAAGCTACCCCCTATACCGCGACGGATGAATATCTGGCCGCCTGGGCGGCGCTGAAAAATGTAACGCAAAAAACGGCTTATGCCGCGCGTTGTCCGACGGTCGCCTTTACCGGCGCCGCAGGGGCGGTCCTACCGACGGCCGCTGTGCTAAATCGCAGCGACGGATACCAATATACCCTGGATAACGGTATTACCCTCGGTTCAGCTGGAACGGCCATCGGATCCATTACCGCGATCCTTCCCGACCCTACCACCGATATCACGGGCGGCGGTGAAGCGGGCAATGCCGATGCCGGTACGTTATTAAGTCTCGATGTCGCCATTGAAGGCGTCAGCAGCCAGGCCACGGCGACGGTGGCCATTACCGGCGGGGCGGATATTGAATCCGAAGCGGCGTTTCGTTCACGAATGCTGTTGGCCTATCAGGATACCCCGCAGGGCGGCAACGACGCCGATTACGCGTCCTGGGCACTGGCTGTTGCTGGTGTGACGCGGGTATGGGTCGTGCGCCGACTGATGGGCGCGGGTACCGTCGGAGTCTATGTCATGTGCGATGGCGGCGATACCACTAATCACGGTTTTCCCGTTGGGACAAATGGCATTTCTTCGCTGGAAACCTGGGGCGCCGTCAGGGCCACGGGCGATCAGTTGCGGGTCGCAGATAATATCTACCCGCTGCAACCGGTCACCGCTCTGGTGTATGTTTGTTCCCCTATTGCCACCCCGGTAAATTTCGACATCAGCGGCCTCACCAATGCCGATGCTACCACCACGGCAGCGATTGCCACTGCGATCGATAATGTTTTCTTCACCGAGGGTGCACCTGGCGGCACAATTTATCTTTCGGATCTAATGGCGGCCATTGCGGATATTGATGGCGCCGACGGTTTTATCCTGACATCGCCGACGGCCAATATCACCATGGCGACCGGCGGATTGCCGGTGCGGGGCACGGTAACTTACTTATGAGTAAATTCACCGTTGATGATTATACCGGCGCGTTTCAGTCATTAATGCCGGTGGGGGCAGTGTGGCCCAAGAGTTCCGACGCGGTGCAGACAGCCGTAATGAGCGCACTGGCCAACAGCTATCAGCAAAGCGATGACGCGGCACAGGCATTACTGGTTGGCGCGTTCCCGGCCACCGCCACCATTTTGCTTAGCGAGTGGGAGAACACGCTAGCTCTGCCGGATGATTGCGCTATCGGAGAAACGGACAGCATTGCGCTGCGGCAAAAGGCGGTTACGTCAAAACTCTTCAGCACCGGCGGTCAATCTATAGCCTATTTTATCTGTGTGGCCGCCTCGCTGGGCTATACCGTCACGATCAGTGTTTATCGGCAAGCCTGCGCCGGCATGTCTGTCTGCGGCGATGCGCTCAACGGCAATGATTACCCCTTTACCTGGCTGGTCAATGCGCCGACCACAACAATTTCCTATGCGCAATGCGGCCTGAGTTATTGCAGCGACCCACTGCGTTCATGGGGCAATAAACAACTTGAATGCCGGTTATCAGCGCTGGCGCCATCCCACACCATCGTAAAATTCGGCTACGCCGGGTAATTCCACAACCTTATTTTTAATAAGCGTCTTTATTGACGAGGACTGATTTATGCAAAAAATTGGCAATATCACCAATACCGCTACTGCCGCCGGGGAGTTTACCGATGGCAGTGTGGCCAGCGGTATCTCTCCCACCATTCTTGATGCCGGGTGGTTCAATACCGTGCAGCGAGAGCTCATCAATATTGTGCAGACGGGAGGGTTAACGCTCGATCCGACCAATGACGCGCAGGTATTGGCGGCGATTCAGACGTTATTTTTGCAAAGGGCAAATAATTTTTCTGAAATCAAAGCGGCTGGTGCGGTAGCTCAGGCGGCGGCTCTAACAAACCTTGGTTCAAGCGATGGGACGCTGATAGGCAGATTGCTGAACGTACAGACTTTTGCGGCGTCGAGCGCGTACACACCAACACCAGGAACACGACTGGCATTAGTTGAAATGATTGCAGGCGGCGGATCAGGGGCGAGTGGTGCACTTAATGGTTCAGGGTTTTATTCCGGTGGTGGTGGCGGATGTAGCGGCAGTTATTTGAAATTTTTAATCCCTATTTCTGCATTGGCTACGCCAGTAACCGTAACTATTGGGTCCGGCGGTTCTTCAGTAACAAACGCCGCTGGTATTGCTGGCGGCAATACTTCTTTCGGGACATATGCGACAGTTTTGGGCGGTAACGGGGGATTGGTATTAGTGTCATCAACATCTATTCCTGCCATTTATGGCATGACTCCCACTCGTACCAGCTACACACTGTCAGCAGCCGCGACATTGATCGATTATGATTATGGTCAATGTGGTGGTGATTGCATTATTCAAACGAATGGCTGTCGCGGTGGATTTGGGGCTGCATCAAAATTAGGTGGTTCCGTCTCTGGCGCTGGTATCAATACTACGGGGAATGCGGCGGTCACTCCAGGAGGCGGCGGTTCTGGTGTAGCAAGCAATAGCAGTAGCGTGGGCTATGCATCAGGTGGTGGATTTAAAGGTTATTTGAAAGTTTGGGAGTATGCATAATGGCAATTTATGCAATCATTGAAAACGGTGCCGTTATTAACACGATAGTATGGAGCGGCCCTACGGGTAGTGCCGATGACTGGACGCCGCCCACCGGCAGCACTGTCGTTATCATCCCAAATGGCACTGTTGCCGGGATTGACTACACCTATGACGCCACAAGCAAAGCATTTACCGCGCCGACTGAGACAACCAGCACGGGGTCATAAATCAATCCGTCGTTCCTGCCGGCGGCGCAGTAAAGCCGCCTGCTACCGTATAACCCCAACCAATCCAAGCCGGAGAACCTTCAGGAATAAGAACTGCCGTTACACCGTCCGGCAAGGAAAGAGGGTTATTTTTCTCGTCACCATCCCAAACACAGACATTGATGACAATCCCATTTTGTACTAATGCGTAATTCTGATCCATTATGCGTACTCCCAAATAATTACTACACCTGATGCGCCATTCCCGCCGTGGGCGGCAGTGGTAATTGATGCGTTGCCGCCGCCACCTGGCCCATATCCAGAGCCGTTCGTGGCGGGAATTGTACCCACCGATGCTGTGCCAAAGCCGCCGTTGCCGAGGGGAGTGTTGCCTCCGTTACCGCCCAAATAGTTTGGATCTATTCCAGTACCATATGCGCCTGGAGCACCATTACTCGCGTTGATTAAAATGACACCAGTTGAGCTATATGCACCACCGAGTCCGCCAGGAGCGAGACATGATATAACTCCGGAAACTGGCTGCTGTGATATTCCGCCGCCGCCACCGTTACACGTTATTAAACTGTCAAACGTTGTAACCCCTCCAGGGTTAGAGGCTACACCGGAAACTGAAGCAGTAGTGCCAGTGCCAGCTGAGCCGATGATGATTGAATATGATACTGGTAAACTTGAAATTAAAGCTTTCACATAAGCGCCGGCACCCCCGCCCCCGCCGACAATTTTAGTAGACCCCGCTTCCTGTCCGCCTCCACCAGGGCCAACTACTTCAACTATCGCAAAGTTAGCGCCGGGCGTTTTTGAATAACTTCCTGATGATGTGATTGTCTGTACGTTCAACAGTCGCCCCTTGAGCGTCCCGTCGCATGAACCAAGGTTTGTGAGAAAAAAGGATCTAACCAAACTTTTTTGCAGCCAGTGGCTTCTTGGCACAATTTTCCCCTTTTTAGGGTGGAAATTACCGTGCTGATTGGTTATATCAGCGTGTCAACAAATGACCAAAACATCGATTTACAGCGTGATGCATTACAGAGTGCAAATTGTGAACAAATTTTTGCTGATAAAATCACCGGCACCTCAATTGAGCGGCCGGGTTTAAATCGGGCGCTCCGGGCGTTATCACCTGGCGACACACTGGTCGTCTGGAAGCTGGATCGGCTTGGGCGGAGTGTCCGCCATCTGATTTCATTGGTTGAAGATCTAAAAAATCGCGGCATACATTTTCGCAGTCTGACGGATTCCATTGATACCAGCGCTGATTTTAGAGGTTTCTCCCAAAACAATTTATCGATACATCCCTGCGCGAGAACAACATGCCCATCTCTCCGCCCATATACCGAAAAGCTGAAATATGAATTTCAAGGTTTTAAGCTGAGGTCATCTCAGCCAGTCTTAACTCGGCTCCTCTTGACTGCGGTACTCGCCGTATAACTAAGTAGCCATGGCAGGGCTTTCTTGATGGACCTTGCCAGTTTTTTTTCTATGTTATAGTAGTGCATAATTTCCTTACGCGACTCCCGGCCTCCCCTCATTACAGGGTAGTTAGGATGAGTGTTAATCCATAACGGCCTAATGACTTTAAATGCTTGAAAACAACGCCCTGTTACCAACGCCAGCAATCCAGGCGCAGCCCGGAATTGACAGTAATTTCCCATCCCAACGCTTCTCCGTCGCGCCGATGCTCGACTGGACCGATCGTCATTGCCGTTACTTTTTGCGGCTGCTGACCCGCCGTGCGTTGCTTTATACAGAGATGGTGACCACCGGCGCGCTGTTATACGGCAAAGGGGATTATCTGGCTTATGACGAGGCGGAGCATCCGCTGGCATTGCAGTTGGGCGGCTGCGAACCCGAGGCATTGGCGCAATGCGCGGTCATGGCTGAACAGCGCGGTTATAATGAAGTGAATCTGAATGTCGGCTGCCCCTCGGATCGCGTACAAAACGGCCGGTTCGGCGCTTGCCTGATGGCGGAGCCTGAACGGGTGGCGCACTGTGTCGCCGCGATGCGTTCAGCGGTGTCTATCCCGGTCACGGTGAAAACCCGGATCGGCATTGATGACCAGGATAGCTATGAATTCCTTTGCCAATTTATTCAGACCGTGGCGGAACGCGGCGGTTGCGAAACCTTTATCATTCATGCGCGCAAGGCGTGGTTAACGGGACTGAGCCCCAAAGAAAATCGCGATATTCCGCCATTGGATTATGATCGTGTTTATCAATTGAAACGTGATTTCCCTTCCTTGACGCTGGCTATCAATGGCGGTATCAAATCCATCGGCGAGGCAAAGCAGCATTTGCTGCAGCTTGATGGTGTTATGGTGGGCCGGGAGGCTTATCAAAATCCGGGAATCTTATCCCGCATAGACAGTGAATTATTCGCCGGCGTGGATCCCTATCCTGAATTGGCCGATGCCGTAACCGCCATGTTTCCTTATATTGAGAGCGAGCTGTCGCGCGGTACTTATCTCGGCCATATCACCCGTCATATGCTGGGTCTATTCCAGGGCATGCCCGGCGCTCGCCAATGGCGGCGTCATCTCAGCGAAAATGCCCACAAACCGGGCGCGGGCATTAGCGTGCTTGAGCAAGCCTTGGCGAAGGTAACCCATAGCGAAATTTCTTCGCCAAGTTAGCCAATGTTTTTGGGGAACATTCCCTTTCTGAAGGTCGTCAAACTATCATTGTGGCGAATTTAACCAAAATATGGTTGGATTGACTCAGCTGTCTAACCAAAATTTTATTATATCCAATAAAATCAACTGGTTAAGATAATAAAAATTTGGCATGTTTTTTGTAATCTATCAGGGAGCCATTATAGCCGGACGGGTCCGTTATTTCAGGAGCATGCCATGTTAGAGATTTTGTTTGTCATCGGTTTTTTTCTGGTCTTGCTGCTGACCGGTATATCTATCTTCGGCGTCATAGCCGCGCTGATCGTAGGTATGTTTGTTATGTTGTTTGCCGGTTTGCTTGCCTTGGCGTTGAAACTACTACCGTGGTTATTATTGGCCTTGGTGGTGTCCTGGATATGGCGAGCAGTCAAACCGCCGCAATTACCCCGTTACTGACGGATGGGTAAATCGATCTTTCATGATCGAGAGCTGAATGACAAAAAATTGAGTGGCTGATCACAGCTTGTCTTATTTCTTATAGTTAGTGACCGTTATCGATATTTTTTATGTATTTCTGCTGCTAGGATGCAAGCGCAATTTTTTTACAGCTATCTTCACTTCATCCGTCCCGGAAAAAATAACCGTATTAACGGTAATTTCCGAGATTCCCGATACCCTTACCCTACCAAAATGAGTTTCTCGTTCAGAGAGCGACAAAAAACACGGGCCTCTAGTAAGAGGCCCGTAACTTATTGCGCAATACCGAAGTGTTTTGAAACGACTTCCCTATGGCGGTTCTTTCGCATAACGCGTCTAAACAGCTGCTTATTATGGAATAAGCAACGAGGAACCGTGGGTGGTGCGTCCTTCCAGCGCCCGATGAGCCCGCTGTGCTTCAGCCAATGGGAACTTTTGCTGTTCGGACACGGCAATTTTAATGGCGCCGCTGGCAATCATGGAAAACAATTCGTCACTGGCCAGCTTCAGCTCTTCCCTGGTGGTGACATAACCGTTTAAAGAGGGTCGCGTAACATATAAAGACCCTTTCTGGTTCAAAATGCCCAGGTTGACGCCGGTGACCGGCCCGGATGAGTTGCCGAAACTGACCATAAGACCGCGGCGATGCAAGCTGTCCAGCGAGGCTTCCCAGGTGCTTTTACCCACCGAATCGTAAACGACGCTGACCATTTTACCGCCGGTTAGCGCCGCCACCCGTTCCGCGATATTTTCTTCGCGATAATTAATCACTTCCCAGGCGCCGGCGTCTTTCGCCAATTGGGCTTTTTCCGCCGACCCCACGGTGCCGATCATTTTAGCGCCCAAGGCTTTCGCCCACTGACAGGCAATCCGGCCCACGCCGCCGGCCGCGGCATGGAACAGGAATATTTCATTGGGCTTGATTTCGTAGGTCTGGCGCAGCAGGTAAAAAACCGTCAAACCTTTCAGGAAGCAGGCAGCCGCTTGTTCGAAGGAGATGGCCTTGGGCAGGATAGCGATGTTTTTTGCGGGGACGTTATGCACTTCGCTATAAGCACCCAGAGCTGATTGGGCGTAAACCACGCGATCACCTGGTTTAAGTCCGGTCACGCCGGGGCCGATTTTGGCGATAATGCCCGCCGCTTCCGTACCCAGCCCCGAGGGCAGCGGCGCTGGATATAAACCGCTACGCATATAGGTATCGATGAAGTTGATGCCTATCGCTTTATTTTCAACCTGAACTTCGCCTTCGGCGGGATCTTTTGGCGTAAAATCCACATATTGCAATACATCCGGGCCGCCGGTGGCGGAAAACTGAATGCGCTTAGCCATAGCTGTTCCTCTCGTGGAAAGTCTTAGATAACCATAAGCCCTTGCTGCCCGATTGCAAAGCCACATAGGATTTGGCGACAATCAACGCTACAATGCATCTCCATACAAGGTTTCATCTATCAGGCAAAGTCATTATTACATGTCAGAAAAAAAAACCGTTAACAAAACAAACTACTCTGCTGACCGCCAGGTTGAAGGACTGAAACTTCCGCCCCATTCGCTGGAAGCGGAACAGTCGGTGTTGGGCGGCTTAATGCTGGATAATGAACGTTGGGATAATGTCGCCGAACGCGTCTCCATCAAGGATTTTTTCAATCGCCCGCACCGGTTGATCTTTGGTGAAATGCAACGCCTGATGGAGTTAAACAAGCCCATCGATCTGATCACGCTTTCCGAATCTTTGGAGCAGAAAGGGGATTTGGATTCGGTAGGCGGTTTTGCCTATCTGGCGGAACTCTCCAAGAATACCCCCAGCGCGGCCAATATTTCCGCCTATGCCGATATCGTCCGCGAACGTGCGGTGGTGCGGGAAATGATCGCCGTCGCTCATGAAATCGCCGATGCGGGTTACGATCCGCAGGGACGCAATAGCGAACAATTGCTCGATCTGGCTGAGTCGCGAGTCTTCCAGATTGCGGAAAACCGCGCCAGCAAGGATGAAGGTCCAAAAAGCATAGAACGCATCCTGGAAGATACCGTCGCCCGTATCGAACAGCTTTATCAAAAACCCCACGATGGCGTGACCGGCGTATCCAGTGGCTACCACGACCTTGATAAAAAAACCGCCGGCTTGCAAAAATCCGATTTGATTATCATCGCGGCGCGCCCGTCGATGGGGAAGACCACCTTCGCCATGAACCTGTGCGAAAACGCCGCCATGACGGAAGATAAGCCGGTTTTGGTGTTCAGCCTGGAAATGCCAGGCGAGCAACTGATGATGCGTATGCTGGCGTCCATGTCGCGCGTCGACCAGACCCGCATCCGCACCGGTCAGCTTGATGATGAGGATTGGGCGCGTATTTCCAGCACCATGGGTATCCTGCTGGAAAAACACAATATGTATATCGATGACTCTTCCGGCCTGACGCCCACCGATGTGCGTTCGCGCGCCAGGCGGGTATTTCGCGAACACGATGGACTCAGTTTGATCATGATCGATTACCTGCAATTGATGCGGGTGCCCACCATGACCGAAAACCGGACGTTGGAAATCGCCGAAATCTCCCGTTCTTTGAAAGCGTTGGCCAAAGAATTGCAAGTGCCGGTGGTGGCGCTGTCACAGCTTAACCGTGGCCTGGAACAGCGGCAGGATAAGCGGCCGATAAATTCCGATTTGCGTGAATCGGGCTCTATCGAACAGGATGCCGATGTGATCATGTTTATTTATCGCGATGAGGTTTATCACGAAAACAGCGATCTTAAAGGCATTGCCGAAATTATACTCGGTAAGCAGCGTAACGGCCCGATCGGCACGGTGCGACTGACTTTCAACGGGCAGTGGTCGCGGTTCGACAATTATGCCGGACCGCAATACGATGATGAATAA